AAATTAACCTTGCTAAATTAGGAGGCAACAATGACTGGTACTTTTATGTTCCCAAGAAACGCTTTTTTAGGTTTCGACCATCTTTTCGACGAACTCGAAAAAATCACAAATCACGCAAACGATACATATCCACCTCATAACGTAGTTAAATCTGCTGATATGAAGTATGATATTGAACTAGCAATAGCTGGTTTCTCTAAGGACGATATTACTATCGAACTTAAAGAGCATGTGTTGTATATAAGAGGTGATAGAGAGAAAAGAAGAAATGATGAAGCATATGTCCACAAAGGCATATCAGGTCGAAAGTTTTCAAAATCGTTCAGACTATCAGAGTACGCAGAAGTCAGTGGTGCAGATCTAACGGATGGAATTCTTACTGTCAGTATAGAAGTAGTTCTACCAGAAGAGAAGCGACCCCAGAAAATTTCAATAAATACTGGAGGTAAAACCAATGGCAAAAGTGCTGAATTTCTTCGGGAGAATGCTTAAAGCAATCTCACGTCCACCTATGAGTGCTAATGAAAAATACTTGTCTCAATCTCATGATCTAGCAGATCTTGAAACACGCATGAAAGAGATGAGAAATTCTAGTCCAAACTATAAATATCGATACTGGATATGATCTGTAAATTGATAGCTAATCTATTTACGTGGGCTTGGGAAGACAACGGAGATATATAAATAATACGGGCGGGGAAACTCGCCCTTATTAACATGAACAAAGGATAAGCTTATGGCATTTAATCTTTCAAATAGATCAAAGAAAAAATTAGAAGGTGTACACCCCGATATGGTTGCAGTTGTTGAACGCGCAATAGAGTTGACAAAAGTCGATTTCGGCGTTACATATGGTGTACGTACTGTTGAAGAACAGGAAAAACTCGTGGCTGCTGGAAGGTCACAAACTATGAAATCTAAACACTTAATTCAAGACAGTGGATATTCACATGCAGTTGATGTAGTTGCATATGACGGATCAAATGTTGTTTGGGAATTAAACGTGTATGATGATATATGTGATGCATTTAAACAAGCAGCAGAAGAAAAAGGTGTAGCTATTAAATGGGGAGCAGCATGGTCAGAAGGCGATATTCGTTCTTATGAAGGAACATCAGAAGACGCCATGAATGCATATATTGATTTAAGAAGATCTCAAGGTCGACGACCATTTATCGATGGACCTCATTTCGAATTAATGTAAAATAACTGTTTACATTTACATCTCCGTTTGGTATAATATATTATGAATAAGGAGATTTAATGTCATTTTATACTTGTGTTACTCGCTATGGTAATTCTATACTGTATCGTGGCTATGATAGCTATGGTAAACGTGTGTATAGAAAAGAACAGTTTCGCCCGACATTCTATACTAAATGTCAAAAAGAAACTGGTTGGAAATCGCTAGACGGTCATAATATTGTACCGTTACCATTTGATGATATGCGATCAGCAAAAAATTGGTTAGAACAAAACGCAGAAGTTTCTGGCAGATATATCTATGGAAATCATAACTACTTACATCAATTTATAACTGATAAGTTTCCACGTGATATAGAATTTAAAAGAGAGGTAGTTGATGTAGCTAACATCGACATTGAAACAGAATACAACGATGGTTTCCCTCGTCCTGATCGCGCTGATCAAAAAATACTATCAATCACATACAAATCTAGTAAAAGCAACACATATGTTGTGTGGGGTTATGGCGCTTACGATATAGAAAAAGCACTCATAAAACCTGTACAATATGTAAGGTGTCGTGACGAAAAAAGTCTATTGATGAAGTTCTTAGATTTTTGGTCACATCCTGATCATTGTCCAGATATTATTACAGGTTGGAATGTAAGGTTCTTCGATATGCCTTACTTAATTAATCGTGTGACAAATGTATTAGGCGTTGATTTCTCTAAGAAGTTTTCACCATGGGGAATGATAGATTACAGACAGATCACAAGACGCGGTAAACAAGAAGACATCTATGATATAAAAGGCATACAAGTTCTTGATTACCTCGAGTTATTTCAAAAGTTTGGTTACTCGTATGGCGCGCAAGAATCATATAAACTTAATCATATTGCCTATGTTGTATTAGGTGAAAAGAAACTTTCGTATGAAGAATCAGGTTCATTGAAGAACCTATACAAAGACGATCATCAAAAATATATCGACTATAATATGAAAGACGTTGAGCTAATCGAAAGACTCGAAGATAAAATGGGTCTCATCACTCTAGCATTGACTATAGCATATAAAGGTGGTGTGAATTATCAAGATACGTTTGGTACTACTGCTATATGGGAATCTATAATATATCGAAAGCTGATGTCACAAAAGACATTACCTATAGTACGAAGACCAGACGAAGCAAAACAAAAGTTTGCTGGTGGTTATGTCAAAGAACCTCAAGTGGGTGCGCATGATTGGGTAGTATCATTCGATCTCAACTCTCTATATCCTAATATTATCGTACAATATAATATGTCACCTGAAACTTTGATCGATCAATCACAACCAAATGGTGTAGAATATTATCTTAGTGGTAAACGAGCAGATACTTCAGAATATGCAGTAGCTGCAAATGGTTCAACATATCGTAAAGACGTTGATGGTGTCATACCTAATATCATCGTAGATTTCTATGATGAACGTGTGGCTGTAAAGAACATGATGTTAGCAGCACAGAAAACTTACGAGAAAAATAAAACCATAGAACTCGAGAAAGAAATAAATCGCCATGAAAATCAGCAGATGGCCATCAAGATCTTACTTAACAGTTTATATGGTGCATTAGGTAACAAATACTTTAAGTACTTCGATGTACGACTCGCCGAAGGCGTAACTCTTACGGGTCAGTTAACTATTCAATGGGCTGAAAAAGCCATGAATGTTATAATGAATGATTTACTTAAAACAAATAAAGACTATGTTATAGCTATCGATACTGATTCTTTGTATGTCAACTTTGGTCCTTTAGTTAAGCAACTCAATCCAAAAGATCCTGTAAGTTTTTTAGATCAGATATGTGAGAAGCATTTTGTGCCTAAACTCAAAGTATCGTATGAAGATCTATTTAAAACTATGAGCGCATACAAAAATAGAATGGTTATGGATAGAGAAGTTATAGCAGATCGTGGTATATGGACTGCAAAGAAAAGATACATACTAAATGTACATAACTCTGAAGGTGTACAGTATGCACAACCTAAACTTAAGATCATGGGCATCGAAGCCATTAAGTCTTCGACGCCAGAAGTTGTGCGCGATAAGTTCAAAGAGATATTCAAAGTTATAATAACAAAAGGCGAAAGCGATACACAAGATTTCATACGAGAGTTTAAGAAACTCTTTAGATCTTTGCCAGCAGAAGAAGTATCTTTTCCTCGATCAGTATCGAATGTTTCATCGTGGACAGATAGAAAGACAACCTATATCAAAGGCACTCCTATACATGTGCGTGGTAGTATATTATATAATAATCAACTTAAGAATGCAAAGCTTACAAAGAAGTACGAGCTCGTTACAAATGGTGATCGTATCAAGTTCTGCTACTTACGTGTGCCTAATCATATCAGAGAAAACGTTATAGCTTTTCCAGATATATTACCCAAAGAATTTAAGTTACATGATTATGTTGACTATGATATGCAGTTTAATAAAACATTTGTAGAACCACTAAAACTCATCTTAGATGCGATTGGATGGAGTCCAGAAGAAAGAGCTACATTAGATGAATTCTTCGGATAAAGGTTTACAAGTAATAAAATATGTGGTATAATAATATTGAAAGGAAGAATTATGAGTACAAATTGGGTAGATGATATGTATCACATGCATAAGAAGTTCGGTGTGCATGAATGGATAAAAAAGAATAAAGATGATAAAGAACTTATGAAAAAATTTTTAGAGTTTCGTGTTCGCTTCTTACAAGAAGAACTAGAAGAAACTCGTAAAGCTGTTGAAGAATCTGATGCAGAAGAAATAGTTGATGGTCTTATCGATCTTTGTGTTGTTGCAATCGGCACATTAGATGCATTCGATGTTAACGCACGTGTTGCTTGGAATGAGATATTCGAAGCCAATATGTCTAAAGAACCAGGTGTTAAAGAATCAAGACCTAATCCTCTTGGTTTACCTGACTTAATTAAGAAACCAGACTGGAAAGGTCCAGATCATACAGGAAATCATGGCTTGTTCGCTGACAATATTTAACAGTATCTTCGATAATAAAACAGATAAAAGACTCGAGTTTGATTCTTTTGAAAAGTTTGAAGAAGCATTGTATAAACTCGCTGAGAAACCTCTCAATGCGAAGAAAGATGCTGTACTTATATCACCATCTACATATATAGAAGGCACTACTCGTGCTAATAAAAATGTGATGTATTGGGATGGTTGGTGTTGTGTCGACGTTGATGACCATAAATTCGAAGGAGATTTAAAGAATGAACTTACTAATCTATATGGTGACTTCCATTTTGTTTGCTATAGTACTGCTAGCAGCAA